TAGATATTAAGTAATGACTACAATTACAATATTTTTTATTGTTTGTTTTATTATTACACTATATCTAATTTATAACAATTATAAGTAATGATACCTTATAATGAATCTGAATGGGAATTCATTTCCTAATTAAATTTGGGCCACCACATGTGGCCCAAATCACAAGACATTATTTAATTTAAGTAATTACCAATATTTAGATTAAAGTCAAATTAAATTTACAACCAATTGTTAATAACTTCTCCAAGTGTTTCTGCGGATATTTTAATTTTATTCTTTAATGCGGCTATAATTAATTCATCAATAGTTTTTTCAGCAACTAAATCAATATAAAGAACATTTTTAGTTTGACCTATTCTATGCGCTCTATCTTCTGATTGTTGTCTAACTTCTAGATTATAACTATTACTAAAATAAACTACGTAAGATGCTTTAGTTAAAGTTAAACCATAACCTCCAGTGCTTGGATTACCAACAAAGAATCTACATTTATCATCTTCTTGAAAACGTTTAACTGCCTCTTGTCTTTGTTCTGGTGTTATTTCTCCATATATACTTACAGTACTATCAGAACCATATTCTTTTTTTAATGTAGTAATAATAGACTCTATATTGTGTACATAATTAGCCCATATAATAAATTTACCCTCTGCTTCTTCTATTATATCTGTTAGTTCTTTTAGTTTAGGACAATTTTCAAATACCGTTATTTCTTGATTATCCATTTTAACAAAACCATTACATACTTGATGTAATCTTAATATCTCTGTTAGTTTATTAGTAAAGCTAACTTCTGAATCTTTTAATATAACAAAAGCAGTCTTCTTTAATCTATTATAAACTTCTTGTTGTTGTTTACTTAATTGTATATTTCTTCTTTGATATATTTTTTCTGGTAAATCTAAACATTCTTCTTTTTTAATTCTAAATGAAAATGTTTTAAGTTTAGCTTCTAGTTCATCTAAGTTAGTATAATATTGTGGTATCTCTATTGCACGCCCACCCATATCTATTAATCTCATTACTGCATATCTATTTCTAAATGTAAGAAATGAAGTAAATCCTAATAATGTTTTATCTAAAAATGCACATTGACTGTATAAATCTAATGGTGATTTAGTCACAGGGGAACCTGTAAGTATTCTTTTATATTTTGCATCTAAACCAAGTTTAATTAAATTTTTAGTTCTTTTAGCGCTTTTATTTTTAATAGTTGTAGATTCGTCTACTATCATCATTAATTTATCTTTAGTAGGTTTGATAATTTTTTCTAATGTTTGTACACCACTAGGATGACTTAATGCTTCTACATTAATTAAAAAGAAGTTTAACTTTTCATGTTGATAATCAAACTTATTATGTTCTTTATGTATTGATATTGTGTGTTCTACCGAACAATGTGTAGTTATTTCTTTTTCCCAGTTACGATAAACAGAATTAGGTGCTATTACAATTACTGTATTTATTTCATTTATAGTATATAAGTATGAAGCATTATCAATGGCTACTTTAGTTTTTCCTGTACCCATCTCCATGAAGTATGCAAAGTTCTTTGATTTTGCACCTTTCTTTAAAGCTTCTCTTTGATGTTCAAAGGGCTTGGTTTTATATTCAAATTGTTTCGTCATTCGTGTTTCTATACTTAAAAAAGTATTATTAATATTTTTACATTTTTTGCTTTACATTGTCAAATAAATAAATATAAGCATATTTATAGGAGGTCTTTATGGACTTAGAAGCAGAATCAACCAAGATAAAGGTTGATACAAGTATGGCAAAAGATATAGCCGTAAAATGCAATGAGCTAATAGATCTTCAGAATGAAATTAAGACGATTGAAGAAAAACTAAACAAGGTTAAAGAACAAGAGAGATTTCTTTCTGAACATGCTATCCCAAGCTTAATGCAATCATCGGGTATATCTATGATTAAGCTAGAAGATGGAACTGAAGTAAAAGTCAGTCCATACTACTATGCTAAAATTTCTGAAGATAAAAAAGAAGCTGCGTTCGCTTGGCTTCGTGAAAATGGCTTTGGAGATTTAATTAAAAACAATATATCTTTAGACTTTGCTATGAATCAAGATTCAGAAGCAAATAATCTAGTTGCACAATTGAAAGCAAAAGGATATAATGTTTTCCAATCCACGACAGTACATTCTAGTACTCTGAAAGCTTTTGTTAAAGAACAAATTAATGAAGGCAAAGGATTACCAGAAGACTTATTCGGGATATATACAGCGAGCAAAACAAAACTAACCACGAAGGAGTAAACATGGCAAACGCGCAAGTAAAACCTGCTTCAGTAAAAACTGAAGTAGCTGTAAAGAAAGAAGCACCACTACCTAGCACAATTGATCTAGAAGCATCAGCTGGGCAAGGTTCAGAGTATGTCACAGCACGTGACACCAAACTACCAATCTTAAAAATACTATATGCAAGTTCAGAAGTATTAGATGAGAGTAGTGGAAAGTATAACGCTAATGCAAAGCAAGGCGATATATACAATGAAACAACAGGAAGTTTGTATAAAGGTAAAGACGGAATTATTGTAGTTCCTTGTCTATACATTAATACATTTAATGAATGGAAAGACAGAGGCGAAAGTAAAGGTCGTCCAGTTGGTATCCATTTAGATCCTGCTGTTATGAGAGACACAAAAAGAGGAGAAGACAATAAAGATAGATTACCAAATGGTAATTATATTGAAGACACTGGTAATCATTTTGTTTACATATTGGATAAAGATTACAATCCACTTGAAACAGCTTTGATTGCTATGAAGTCTACTCAAAAGAAAAAATCTAAAACTTGGAACTCAATGATGCAGAGTAGAAGACTGCAAGGTTCTAAAGGTTTCTTTTGTCCTCCATCTTGGGCAACAGCTTACAAATTAACAACAACTAAAGAATCTAATTCTGGAAATAATTGGTTCGGTTGGGTAGTTGAATTTAATAAATACCTTAACGATCCAAAACATGCCAAGTTATTAGAAATGACTAAAGCGTTTTATGAAAGCGCTATTAAGTCAGATATCTTTGGTAAAGTTGATTTCGGTAAAGAGGAAACACAACAGATTAAAGGTAATACAGAATCAGTTCCGTTTTAAATTTTATGCACAAGCAATTAGCGGAACTATTTGCTGGAAATAATACCCAATACATCCAAGCCACTCTAACGGGTGGCAAGGATGAAAGGGGTAAAAGAAAGGCAGATTACCTTACCATTCATAAACCACTAACAGAGGAAATATGGAAAGACCATATTGACGGTAAAATTGTTATTGGTCTTAAACCAGAAAGAGATGATAAAGCTATCTGGGGTTGTATAGATATTGATCCAAAAAATTATGAAGATTATTCTTCTAAAAAATATGTTGATATAATTAAAAATTCTAAATTACCATTAGTACCAGTTTTATCTAAATCTGGTGGTTTACATTTATTTTTATTTTTAGAAGATTGGACTAAAGTTGAACATATTAAAAAAGTTTTAAATGAATGGAATACTTTATATTTTTTATCTAATGAAGTATTTCCAATGAATAAAGCTGTTGGTATGCCATATACCAATGCTGAACTAACAACTGAATATGCAATTGCAGAAAATGGAGTTGGTCTTAACTTAGAATCTTTTATTGCATTAGCTAATAAGAAAAAAATAAAAATTGAAGAATTAAATAAATTTGAAGCACCTGCTTATGAACCAGAGTCACAATGGTCTAACTATCCACCATGTGTACAAAAATTAATACAAGATAAATACTATGAACCTAATTTTAGAAACAATCATTTGTTTAATGTTATTGTATTAGAAACAAAAAAGAATCCTTTAATATCTTTAGAAGATCTAATTAAAATTGGAAAGAATAGAAATAGAGAAATTTTTGCAAAACCATTAGAAGACCATGAAGTAGAAAACACAGTAAAGTCTATTAAAAAGAATAATTACTTTTATTATTGTCCACCTAAACACCCTGAACTAGCTTCTGTATGTAATAAACAATTATGTATGAACAGATCTTTAGGTATACAAACCGAAGTACCGTCTATTATAGATGAATTTAAAAATCCTGTAAAAGCAACTGATTTAAAAACAACTTATTATGAATTTGATTATGAGGGCCAACATATTGTAATGCAACCAGAAAATATGATTGATGAAAAAGCTTGGAGATTAAAATTAATGAAGTACGGTATATTTTGGAAAACATTACCAAAAACAAAAGCTAATCCAAATCCATATGAAGTAATGTTATCTGTGTTAATAAAAAGATTTAAAGAGAATGAGCATTTCAACTATGATGATATTGTTGAAGATGAAAGGTATCAAACATTAAAAGATTTCTTTGAAGATAAAATAGAACAAGATGATTTTGATAAACTAAAAGACGGATATATCATATTAGATTCTAAAACTAATATTTGTTATTTCACTAGATCAACAATAGATAAATGGTTAAAAGATAAAAAAAGTAAGGTATTTAATTCTACAATAGACGCATTACGATTGTTAAACTGCACTAGACTAGAATATCACAAAGGTGTCAAAAATGTTTGGAGTGTTATTATGCCAAAATTTATAAGTCACCAATCAATAAACAAGAGCAACGGAAAAAGTAAAAACGCAATAACAGAGATGGATGATGAGTACCACACAGGAAAATTTAGAAATCCAGAAGCTAAAACAAATATATAAAAAGACAGTTAAGATATTTGGGCCACCTGGAACTGGAAAGACATATACTTTAATTGAAAAAGTATTAAAGGGACATATTAAAAGAGGAGTTAATCCTAATAATATTGCTTTTATATCTTTTACAAATAAGGCAGTAAATACTGCAAGAGATAGAACACTTGCTGCATTTCCACAATATAGTGAAAAAGATTTTTCAAGATTTAAAACATTACATAAATATTGCAGAAGATATTTTGAAGAAGAGATATTTGATATTAAAAACTGTTTAGTTGATTTTGCATTAGAAGAAAAATTTATAAAGCATTCAGATAATAGACTAAGTGATGATAACTTTGTTTATAAAGATTGGTCTTTAGGTATCTATGATAAAGCAAGAAACATGATGAAAGACCCTATAACAGTTTACAAAATGGAATCTTATAAAAAAGATAATATAGATGTATTTCAAAGAAAGATATCAACCTATGAGCATTACAAGCTTAATGGTAGAGAAAGACCTTTGATAGATTTTACAGATATGATTGAGAGAGCTATTAATGAAGTAACTTTCCCACCATTAGATATTTTAATATTAGATGAAGCTCAAGATTTTACACCATTACAATGGTCAGTTATTTATAAGATTGTAGATAATGTTAAAAGAATTTATTTAGCTGGAGATGATGACCAAGCTATTTATAAGTGGAATGGTTCAGACCCAAAGTATTTTACTACATATTTTCCAGGTCGAAAAGTTGTATTACATAAAACAAGAAGATTTAATACAGCTATATATGATTTTTCTCAAATAGTTCGTAGAGGAATATTAGATAGTGTAGAAAAAGACTTTGAAACAATTAACAAAGAACAAGGTTATGTAAAACGTTATATTAGTTTTATGGAAATACCTTTTAATGAATTAGATGGCACTTGGTATATTTTAGGTAGAGTTACTAAAGTAGTTAACGAATTAAGAATGGCAGCTAAAGCCGCAGGATTATATTTTGAAGATAGTAAAGAAACTAAATCCTTTGACCAAAAACAATGGAATGCAATTAAATCATGGACTGCTATATCAAAAGGTACATCTATTGATAAGAAGAATGCTGAAAATTTATATAAATATATAAGAGAAGTTGAAAATTCTAATTATAGAGAAGAAAAGTTTTGGATAGAACAACCAGATTTTACCACTTATAACTTTAAAGAACTTAAAGAGTGGTGTGGTTTAACATTAGATGATGAGAGCCAAACTAAAGAATGGTGGTGGATATTAAGAAGAAACTTTAACTCTAAACAAAAGATTTACTTTATAAGATTATTAAAGCGATATGGGCAAGAACAATTAGACAAAAGACCCCAAATCATAATAGATACTATTCATTCTGTTAAAGGTGGAGAAGCTGATCATGTAATTGTTTCAGCTAAAAATGATTATGCTTCTGATTTTAATAGGAAGAATAAACAAGACAAAATAGACGAACTAAAAGTTTATTACACAGGGTTCACTAGAGCAAAGAAAACATTACATTTGCTATCTAGTGATCATCAATATAATTATCCTGTTGGTAAGGACTACTTAGTTTACTTACAGGAGAAGAAATGAGTAATAAAGCGTTTTTTAGGCAAGTTGGTGGTGCACACTATAAAAAGTATGTCATACAACCTTCAAAATTTATTAATGATAACAAGATATTGTTTGCAGAGGGTAATGCAATCAAGTATATATGTCGTCATCAAGATAAAGGAAAAAAAGAAGACTTACTTAAGGCAATACATTATATACAAATGATTATAGAAAGGGACTACAATGACTAGCCTACAACTATCAATGACGTTTAAGAAAAGCATTTGGTCTTGTCCAAGTGAATATAAAGATTTATCGGGCTATCCAGAAATTGCTATTGACTTAGAAACACGAGACGATGGTATAAGTAATGGATTAGGAGCTGGTTGGGCAACAAACAACGGTAAGGTTATTGGTTTTGCTGTAGCTGTAGACGGTTGGCAAGGTTATTATCCATTTGATCATTTTGCTGGTGGTAATATGATTCCTGAACAAGTTATCAAATATATTAAAACTATTTGTGCTTTACCTAACACAAAGATATTTCATAATGCTCAATACGATTTAGGTTGGCTACAAGCTATGGGGATGACTGTAAATGGTAAGGTCGTTGATACCATGGTAGCGGCCGCTCTTATAGATGAAAATGAATGGTCTTATTCATTAAATAATTTAGCTAAAAAATATTTAGGAGAAATTAAAGCAGAAACAGATTTAATTGAAGCGGCTAAAGATCATGGTATTGATCCTAAAGCTGAGATGTGGAAATTACCCGCAGAGTTTGTTGGCTTTTACGCTGAACAAGACGCACGGCTCACGTACCTTTTATGGCAAAGATTCAAACATGAAA